AGAAATTGCTTTCAAACCTGGTGTTCAAGCAAAAGATGCCGAACCACTAGCAACAACTAAATCTTTATCTGAAAGAGCAGACGAAATACTTGCTAAAAGAAAGAAAGCACTACAAGATTCCAACAAGAAACTTACAAGTATTGACAAAATGAATACTGTAGAGCAAAAAGTAACTGTAGCAGATATTGATAAAGCAAAAGCAGAAAAAGAAAAAGCAGAAAAATCTGAGTAATTGAGGAGATATTAAATGCCTTTAAAAAATGGAAAACTAATTCTTGAAAGACAAGTTTCAGACTTTGCAGAAAGATTTACGATAGATCCAAATAACCTCTTATCTATCGGTACTGCCGTAAGAGCAACAACAGGCACTTACGAAATAGAAGTTACTCAGTCTTCAAGTGATGATAACTACATAGGCGTTATATATGCGTTACCGAGAACATCTTTTCCTTATGTTGCCTTAATGGGTAGATGTATTGTAAATGTTAGAAACTCAGTTACTAAAGGCGATAATATTCAATTAGATACTTCCAAAGGATTCTTTACATCTGGCGGTGGTGGTGGAACAGGTTGCAGAGGTGTAGCATTAACATCTCAATCGCAAGAACACGGACAAGTAGAAGCAATACTGTTTCCAGGACCTAGATAATAATAAGAAACTACTAATTTTATTCTACTCCAAGGTTATATAAATACTTAAAGAATTATAACCTTGGAGTTTTTTTATGGCAAACCCTACAAGTAGAAGTACATTACAAGACTATTGCAAGAGAGCATTGGGTGATGGTGTCATTGATATCAACATATCTACAAATCAACTTGAAGATAGAACAGATGAGGCACTTCAATTCTTTCAAGAATATCACTTTGATGGTGTAGAAAAGACACTATTAAAGCATAAGATAACTGCAACTACAATCACACTTTCTGCGGCAGTATCAGGAAACTTTAATGCTGGTGAAAAAATTACAGGCGGCACTTCAGGTGCTACTGCTACTATCATAGATGCTCCTACGACAACGACAATCAGAATTAAAAATCATATAGGCACTTTTCAAGCAAGTGAAACTATAACAGGTGCAGTAACAAGTTCAACTGCAACAATATCATCTATATCTTTAGGTGACATATCTAATGGATACATTCCTATTACAAGTGATTTAATCACAGGTGTTGTAAAAATATTTCCATTTACAAATCGTTCAGACTTAAATATGTTTGATGTAAACTATCAACTTAGATTAAATGAAGTTTTTGATTTTACTTCAACTTCAGTAATCTATTATACGATGGTACAAAGACACATAAGTTTGCTTAACGAAGTGTTAGTAGGTAAGAAACCTTTTAGATTTAGCAGACATCAAGACCAGTTACACATAGATATGGACTGGGATAATGATGTTGATGTAGATAGTTTTTTAGTTGTAGAGGCATATAGAATACTAGACCCACAAACATATACAGATGTTTACAATGATATGTTTTTAAAAAGATATCTAATAGCATTAATTAAATTGCAATGGGGTAATAATTTAATTAAGTTTCAAGGTGTTCAAATGCCAGGTGGTGTTACACTAAATGGTGAACAAATATATAATGAGGCAAAAGAAGAAAAACGACAAATAGAAGAAGAGGTATCTTTGAAATACGAGTTACCTGTAGATTTTATAACAGGATAATGACTAAATGGCACTTAATACTATATTCAATCAAGGTGGTGGATTAAGTAGTGGTCTGTCAAACGAACAGACTTTAATTAATAATCTATATACTGAGGCAATCAAAATATATGGTTTTGATGTGTTCTATATTCCTAGAACACTTGTAAATCTAGATAAAGTATTTCAAGAAGATGAATTATCTAAGTTTACTTCAGCACATGCGATTGAAATGTATTTACAAAGTGTCGATGGGTATGAAGGAGAAGGTGACTTCTTATCTAAGTTTGGTGTTGAAATAAGAGATAGAGCAAGTTTTGTTGTAGTCAAAGATAGATGGACTGCCGAAGTCGATAACAACGCATCATTAATTGTAGAAGGTAGACCTAACGAAGGTGATTTAATTTATTTACCTTTAACAAAAGGTCTATTCGAAATTAAGTTTGTAGAGCATGAAAATATATTCTATCAACTAAATCAAATATACACTTATAGATTAGATGTAGAGAAATTTGTATATTCAAGTGAAGTATTTAATACAGGAGTTTCTGCCGTTGATGCTATTGAAGATGCAAGGTCTACAGATATGTTTAACTATGAAGTTAGACTTGAAGACAATAGCGGTGCTATATTACTTGAAAACGGATTTAAACTTATCAAAGAAGATTATAAACTTGTTGATACAACTACAACTGCAACTACATCACAGTCTATTGCACCTTTGGCACAGAATAGAGAGTTTGGATTAAATGCTGATAGTATAGTGGACTTTAGTGTCTCTAATCCTTTCGGTGATATTAGTCAGAATAAATAGGTACTAAGATGTTTGGAACTCATTTTTATCATTCAACAATAAGAAAAACTGTCGTAGCATTCGGTACTATTTTCAACAATATTCAAATAAGAAGAGTTGATGGTAGCGGTAATGTTGCTCAAAGTCTTAGAGTGCCACTAGCATATGGTCCTAAAGGTAAATTTTTAGCAAGACTATTTGAAAATCCTAGTTTTAGTAATAAAGTACAAACTACAGTTCCTAGAATGGGTTTTGATATATCTTCTTTTTCATATGATAGTACAAGAAAATTAAATACATTAAATAAAAGAAGAAAAATAGATAGTGCAGATAATAGTAAATTAGATTTTCAATATCTATCTGTACCTTATAATATAGATTTTAACTTATACATTTTCGCTAAACAACAAGACGATGCATTACAATGTGTTGAACAAATATTACCATACTTTACACCTGCATATACATTAACAATTAATGCAGTACCTGAGATGGGTATCAAACAAGACTTTCCTGTAATATTAAATAGTTTAACATATGAAGATGATTACGAAGGTGATTTTGCTACAAGAAGAAGTATAGTATACACTTTAACATTTACAGTAAAAACTAATTTTTATGGACCTGTAGATAAACAAGGTGTAGTTAAGAAAGTAAGAATAGACCAATATACAAATGTTACAGATGCGCCTACAGATGTTGATGATATAAGATACGAAGTCGTACCTGATCCAACAACTGCAGATGCAGATGATGACTTTGGATTTACAGAAACAATAACTGAAAATCCTTCTAGTGCTTAAGGAGATATAACATGGCAATAAAAACAGTCTTAGCAACAACCCCAACAACTGCAACTATATCTGTATCAGGAGATTTAACTTTTGATAATTTTGTAGATATTGACATAGATGTAGATACATTGGGAAGAGATGAAACTGCAAGTAATCCTGAAGTATTAATTAATCAAGTAGATTATGATATTAATGCAGGTTCAGGACTAGGTGCAAGAGTAGAAAGAGTTACAGAACCTAACCCTACAGTTGTTCTTAGAATAGCATCAACGGCAGGTGTTGGTACTATAGAAAATCAAGGTCAAGAAAATTTAGCGGCAGAAGGTGATAAGAATATTAGAGTTTATATTGAAGATGGTTCTATGATTATCACATTAAAGAAGGTGAGTGGTTTCACTCAAAACTAACATGAGCAAAAGCGAAGATAAACTTAACGATATTTTTGATTTGCCTAAGCAAATTAAACAAGAATTTAATAACGAGATAGTTCCTGAACTAGTTTCTCCTAAACCTGTAATAAGTGAAACAGAAAGTGAAAAACTACAGAATGAACTTGAACCTATTATAGATAAAGAAGATGTTGATAATGACTATGAGAATGCTAGAAAAAACTTCTACTCTTTAATAAATAAAGGCAATACTGCTATTGATGGTATACTAAACTTAGCAAAAGAAAGTGAACATCCTAGGTCATATGAAGTTGCAGGACAACTAATTAAAGTAGTAGGAGATACTACACAAGAACTATTAAAGTTACAAAAGAACTTAAAAGAACTAAAAAAAGTCGATGATAAAGCACCTAGAAATGTAACTAATGCATTGTTTGTAGGTTCAACAAGTGAATTACAAAAACTAATCAATGGCAAGAAGGAAGGTAAAGATGAATAAAGATTTTGATTTTGGGTTTACTGCAGTTGACGAAGACGAGTTAGAGGCAGTTCAACAAACACAAGCAAGTGCAGAGAATGTAAAAGCAAGAGCAAGTAAATTAGAAGGTAAAGTAGATAAACTTTATAATGCGATTACACCTCTATTAGCAAACTTAAAAAAGAATCCTGAAAAAGAATACATATATTGGCCCAACCGTACTATTAAGATTGAGCAATTTGAAAATATTATTACGAAGATAATCAATGAATAATGAAAACTATTTAGGTAATCCTAATCTTAAAAAAACAAATGTAGCACAAGAATTTACTAAAGAGCAAATCGAAGAATATGTTAAATGCTCTAAAGATCCTGTGTACTTTGTTGAAAAGTATATAAAGATAGTAAACCTTGACGAAGGGTTTGTTAACTTTAATCTATACCCATTTCAAGAAAAAATGGTAAAGACTTTTCATAAGAATAGATTTTCTATATGTAAGATACCTAGACAATCAGGTAAATCTACTACAGTTTGCTCATATATTTTATGGTATTCGTTATTTAACGAAAATGTTAATTGTGCCATTCTAGCAAACAAAGGTGCGTTAGCGAGAGACCTATTAGCAAAGATACATATGTCATACGAGGCATTACCTTCTTGGTTGCAACAAGGTATCAAAGTTTGGAACAAAGGTTCTATAGAATTAGAAAATGGTAGTAAAATAGTTGCCGCCGCTACATCATCAAGTGCAGTTAGAGGTGGTTCATACAACCTAGTATTTCTAGATGAGTTTGCATTCGTACCTTATCATTATGCAGAGGATTTTTTTCGTTCAGTTTATCCTACAATTACTGCAGGACAATCTACAAAAGTTATAGTTGTTTCTACACCTAATGGTATGAACATGTTTTATAAGATGTGGGTAGATGCAGAAAACAAAAGAAACTTATATAAAGCAATAGATGTTAATTGGAAAGATGTACCTGGGCGTAACGCAAAGTTTAAAGAAGAAACAATAAAGAACACAAGTTTAGAACAATGGCAACAAGAATTTGAATGTGAGTTTTTAGGTTCGTCTAATACATTAATTAGTCCTAACACATTAAGAGTTTTGCCTTACGAAGAACCTATATACAAAAAAGATGGTGTAGTTCAATATAAAGAACCTCAAAAAGATAAGACCTATGTTTTAGTGGCAGATGTTGCGAGAGGTGTAGGATTAGATTATTCTGCTTTTGTAGTAGTAGATGTAACATCAATGCCTTTTGAAATAGTTGCAGTATTTAGAGATAATCAGTTATCTCCTATGATGTTTCCTACAGTAATTAATAAGATAGGTACACTATACAATCAGGCATATGTTCTAACAGAGATAAATGATATAGGTCAACAAGTTGTGGATATTCTAAATAATGAGATAGAATACGAAAATATACTGTCTTCTCAAATCAAAGGTAGAGCAGGACAAGTTATAGGAGGAGGGTTTGCGTCTAAGAACCAATTAGGTATTAGAACAACCGCTCAGTTAAAAAGACTAGGATGTAGTAATCTAAAGTCTTTAGTAGAAGAACAAAAATTTATTATTAGAGATTTTGATATAATTAATGAACTTTCGACTTTTGTTGCCCGAGGTCAAAGTTATGAGGCGGAAGAAGGATCACATGATGATTTAGCGATGTGTCTAGTAATGTTTGCCTTCTTATCAAGTCAACCATATTTTAAAGAGTTGACTGATACAGATATAAGACGAAAACTATACGATGACAAGATGAGGGCAATAGAAGATGGGTTAACACCCTTCGGCATCATAGACGATGGATCACCTAGGGTAGAACAGAGTAGTTTTGTTGATACCTCAGGAGATAGATGGTTCTATAATGATGATGAGTTAAATTAGTGAGAATTATAAATATTCTTACAAAATAGAAGAATAGTTAAACGGGAGTAATAACATGGCATTTCAACTTTCACCAGGAGTTTTAGTCCAAGAACAAGACCTAACTCACATAGTGCCAGCAGTTGCAACTACACCAGGTGGGTTTGCCGGTGTATTTAATTGGGGTCCAGTTGATGAAATTATTAATATAAGTTCTCAAAACGAACTAGTAGAAACTTTTCAAAAACCAGACGACAATACATTTTCATCATTTTTTACTGCGGCGAACTTTTTAGACTATGGTTCAAACCTACAAGTAGTTAGAGTTGCAACAGGAAACTTAAACTCTTCAGCATCAGGAAGTGGTATTCTAGTTAAAAATACTACAGACTGGACTACAAAGACTAGTGCATTAAGTAGTGGTAATCATTTCTATATCGGAAGATATCCAGGTACATTAGGAAACTCAATCAGAGTATCACAATGTCAAAATGCGGCGGCATTTTCAACATCTAATGTAACTACTACAACGCAAAATAATTCAGCAGGAGCAACTTCAGTTGTTGTTGTCGCTGGAAATACTCTTGCGATTGGAGATTTAATCACATTTGCTGGTCATACAACAAAATACGAAATAACAAATATATCAACAAATACCTTAACAATTAGAGAAAAAGGGAAAACAACTGGACTAACAGTAGCAGTTGACGGATCCTCTACACCTGTTCAGGTATCTAGAGAGTGGTACTATGCAGACCAATTTGATGCGGCACCAGGCACCTCAGCACAAGCAACTGCAAGAGGTGGTTCAGGTGATGAAATTCATCTTATCGTAGTTGACGAAGATGGATTGTGGACTGGAACTGCAGGAACAATTCTAGAAAAATATTCAAATCTATCAGTTGCCTCAGATGCAAAATCATCTAATGGTTCAGTAAACTTCTATAAAGAAGTTGTTTACGCACAATCAGAATACATCTTTTGGGGAAAACATCATACTTCACTAGATGCAGATGTAGGGGCAGCGGCAGGAACTTTAGGAAACGCATTCTCTCACGCAACGAACTTACCTATGTATAGTTCACTTGCTGGAGGAACAGACGATAACGCACCAACAGATGGTGAATTGCAAACAGGATTTGCAAAATTTGCCAACGATGAAGCAGTAGATGTATCATTGATACCTACAGGTGCCGTATCAGCAACAGTATCTAAATATGTTGTTGAGAATGTTGCTGAAGTAAGAAAAGACTGTATGGTATTCATATCACCAGAACTTGCTGATGCTCAATCATCAACACCTGCAACTGATATTAAAGATTTT